AGCGGCGGGGCTGATCAGCAGCCTGCTGGCGCCGGACGCAAAGCAGGCTTTCGAGAAGGACTTGAAGATCTACAAAGATCCCCCGCTGGCGGACGTCAAGCGGCTCGCACAGCCGCCGACGGTGCCGGCGCCAAAGCTGCCTCCGTGCGCTCCGAGCGCCGGCGCTTGCGTAACGCTGCACTCTTGTTTGCCGACATCTATTTCTTGTCCTTATCCAAATCAAACCTGACGCACCAACCTGGCCTGACAATCGGACTCTTCACGCCTGTGCAAGCGCCGGGAGCCCGGAAATGATCGCACACGCCGCACCGTTCGAAGACATGCGGAGATTTCTCGACGTATCGAACCGCGACGTGGCTGAACTTCTCCGACTCTGGCTTCTCAGCCATTTACCCGTTGTCGTGTTCGGGCATGAAGCCGCCGCCCGAATGCATCTTATGCGAGTTGCGCTCGATGCCGTTGCGATGGCCGGCTTCAGCGAGCGTGTCCTGCTCTTGCTGCCCGCCGTGTGCTTCCATCAATTCGTTGGAGTCCGAGACACCGCCGAGATGAGCGGCCGCTGCGTGAGCCTCGGCGTGCGAGCCATGCGAAGACATGTGCGTATGGCCGTCTTCGTGATGCGAGGTGACGTGGTGATCGCCGCCTTCACCGCCCTCGCCGTGCGTTATTTCCATTTTCGACGCGGGGCCGTGCTCCATCGCGACGTGCTTCACTTGGTCCATGCCCATCGGTTCGTGCTCGCCGCCGGATTCGCCGCCACCCTCTTCGGCCTTCTGATGCTTTTTGCCCTTCGATTCGTCATACCGGCCAATCATCTGCACGTTGCCGGTCATCTTGCCGTCCCTGCTGCTCATTCCTCGCATGGCTTCTCCTTTTCAATTTCCACTATCAATCCCGCCATATTCATAAACTTTTCGCCGACTTCATTCATACCCTTTGAGTAGGCGTACACCGCCGTAGCGATGAGGGCGACTTTCTTTTCAGCTTCAAGAATGAACGGTTCAAGAAAATCGTCCGTCAAAATGTACCCTCGGGGATCGTTTGCGATAGAGCGAATCGAATCGCAAAGTTGGTGCCGTTCGCGCATCAACTTATCGAAAGCTGCCGCTTTCCATGCATGAGTTTCGTCTTGGCTCACGCCGACTTCTCCTCAACTACGAAATTGGCTTTCGCGACTGCATCCTCTTGCTGCTCTTGCGTCATGCTGTTCCACTTCTCGCGAATCTCTTTGAAGCTTGGTTCAGCGGCGGTTGCGGGAACTTGCGTGATAGGCGGCTTCCTCGGTGCTGGCGCCGCTCTGTCGCTGCGTTCCACGAAGTCGCGGCCTGCGTCGCTCTTGGCAGCCATTACCACGAGCTCGAGGCGTTCGGCTTTGCCCTCGAGGAAGTCCACGCGCTTGCGTTCCCGCTCGATGTCTTTGTGCGCGCGATTCGCCGTGGCTTCGAGAAGCCGGATGTACTTGTCGAGGTAGAGGTCGCGCTTCAATCGATTCCAATCATCATCGCTTTGAGGAACTTGCGGTCGCTGTCGGTGAGGTTGAGCCAGAACAGTCTAAGCTGCACGTCCGTTCCAGCGCCCAAGTGGAATACGCGACCCACATCGCAGTAAAAATAATCAGCCGGAAGATTCGGGTCGATAACGTACGCCACACCCGCCCACGGCTCGAAATCGAAGCGCGAGATTCGCTCATTCAATGCCATCTTCGCCCCAGCACATCACCTGTGCCGCCAGTTCCGCGGCGGAATCCCGATCACTACGTCGTCGGTTTGTGGCTTCGACGTGAGCCGCAAGTACTCCATGTATTTCATGGAATTGTCTCGAATCGCTTTGATGCGTTCCTGATTCGCCACATCGCGAGGAATCGGCGCTGTGTTCGCGTAACTCATCAGCCCGTATCGGAAGCTCTCGCATACATCGAGGAAAAGCTCATCCCCTTCTTTTTCGGCGTCTTCCGGCTCTTTCTCCGAACGCATCAGCTTCGGAAGCGAGTCCAGCACGTCGCGGCACGTATTCAATACCGCCACGCCTTCGGTGTCAAGCAGGGTGTAGCAGAGCCGCCAACCATCCACACGCCGATTATTGGCTCTCTCGGGGCGAGGGATGCCACAGTGAGTGAGCACGTCGCCCAGCTTATCGGCAATCGAATGGATGGCATCTGCTCCCGATCCCGTCGCCGTGAATCGATCAGGACTGAGGTACACATGCGCAATTGTGTCAAAGACATCGCCGCTGTGGTTTGCCGAGACGATTTTCCCTGCGAGGAGTTCTTCATTGAGTTGCCTGACAACGAGTTCACGATAGCACAGGATGATGTTCTTCCCGCACATCACGCTTCCCTCGTCGATAACCTTGACGATGGTCCACCAGAGAATCACGCAAGCGTGCTGGAAGCCCCAGTCAATCGAAATCCATCGCGGCTGCCAGTCCTGAAACTGAACGTCACCGAGTTTCTTGACGTGAAGCTCTTCGTCCCAGTTCTGGAAGAACTGTCCCGCAAGAATGTCCCACGAACCAGGTATCCACGCTTCGCGAAGCACCGGGTCCGAGATCGAGTGCAGCTTCGAGATGTAATCTTTGTCGTTCGCGTAAACCGGGTTGTCTTCGTACGTCGAATGAATCGCCTGATAGTCGTTCGGATCGTAGTCCGGAATAAACATGCCCGCCGGCGGCTTGTGCCTGATCCAGAGAGCTTTGACCCAGCCAGAACCTTTGCCGTTAGGATTCGTGCCGCCGGCCATCCGCGGCTTTGTCAGATACTCGACGCCATCCAGCCAGAAGGTTTTGACCGGGCAGCGATTCGAGCCCTTCATAAAATCCCATTGCGAGTACGTGAACTGCGTGAGCTCTTCCCAGCCGATGAAAAGGAACTCGGCGCCCTGATACTGCATCAAGTCTTTTTCAGTGCGGATGTGGCCGAAGAAAAGTTTCGAGCCATTGTGAAACGTGACGATGTGCTTTGACTGATTGAACGTGCGATACAGCGATTTCGGAACGTACTTCGTGAAATGGTCTTCGATGCCGCCCTTCTCGACCGCGGTGAGCGTACGGCGCAAGAGCAGGCAGTTGCAGCCAGGGACGAGTAGGCATTCGGAGATCGCTTCCCATAGAAGCGCCATACTCTTTCCGCCGCCGCGCCCGCCTTCCATGAGCGGGTATGTGGCTTCGGATTCGTGGAACCAAGTCTGCGGCCCGGGATTGGGAGTGTAAAAATCGCCTATGACGAGGCTTGCCGCTGTGTTAGGCACGCTGTCTCTTGCGTGGGATCGCGCTGATATCGATGTGCACCGGCGGTTGATCGTCCGCACCGCTAATCGGCATTACGGGTTTCCCAAACAAATAAGCATTCGCAAGTTCAAAAGTTTTGTAGCGGATCTGCGGGTCTTTGTGCGCGAGATGATATTTCCATTGCTCTGCGAGCTTCTTTTCGGGCAGCAAATCGTTCAGCAAGCCCTTGATAGTTTCGGTGATCTTGTTTGGAGTACCCGCCTTGCGTCCACCTGACTTCGGCGTACCTGGCGGTCGACCGCGTTTTTCCATTTTCAATTTTCATCTACTGTAGAAAAGTAGATGACCTGAACCTGTTTCCACCTGACGCCGGGATTCTAGCCTACTTTACTGAACTTTGGCTATCGTTCCCGTCGGAGCATTCGGATTCGTAGGTGCCGTCGCCGGAAGAGTCACCGTGGCGATATTGGAAAAGCCTGATTCGTTTCCTGTCGAATCCACAGTCGTCGCAGCGTAGGAATACGTGGCGCCGAGTGTGAGGCCAGCGAGCGGCACGAGGTAGCCCGTCGTCAAATCAAGAGTGGCGTCGACCTTCGTCCATGTACTCGTGATCGTGCAACTTCCCAAGCATTGATAAATATTGTATCCCGCGATTGTCCCGCTGCCGCCGACGGGCGAGGGCGCGGAAAAGGTGACGTTGACGCCGTGCGGCGTGCCGGTCTGCGCGAAGGCTGGGATCGCAACGACGAGCAACAGCACGAACAGCCGAAGTAGATTTTTCATAATTGTCCTTTTCATTGTGAGGATGAGTAACCGTTTCATGGCCGCCCCGCTACAGACCACTGAAAGCGGTGGCCCTTTGGCCCTTTGATGCTGAAATGGTCCGCGTGCGCGTAGCTAGGATCTACGACAAGGAAGTTTGCCTTCGGGTCCGTCAAGTCATGGACATGGTAGATAGGTGCGCGCAAGTCTTTCCCTAGCTTCACAGTCACCACGCCATCGCGGTCCTTGTGGAAGTCGTACCAGTGGCGAGGAATCTTTGCGACGCCGAAAGTCTGGCCGTAAGTCTCAATCCTCGGCATCGTGTCAGGATGTTTACCTTGCAGCAGCGCTAAGAATAAAAGTATCGTCATTTTCGAATCGTCCAATTAAAGCACAGGGGATTGACTGCGGGTGTTGCGCCAGAAGTAACTTGGAAACTCGTGCCAGCTGTTCGCGCTGTGACTGCCAGCCCGCCGATGAGAGTAGCAAGCGTGCTGTTGCATGTGACCCCTAATTTTGTTCCTAGCGTATCGTCGGTTGTGAGCACCACTTCATCATTAGCGCCGATTGCCGTCGTATTGATCGTGACCGTTGTACCTGCTGCCGCAATGACGGACGAGCCACTGATGTAAGATCCGCAAACTGCGGGAGCCCCTGACGATGCACAATTCGCCTGCCCCGCCGC